CTCGCATGGTAAACCCTTCGCCAAGTGTGACGCTCACATCGACGCATGGAAGCGCGGAAGGAAACCAGCAGCTCCGCAGCTCGTCCTGGAGAAGCTCGCGGACCAGGCCGTGTGGCCTTGTGAGGATTGTACGAGGCAGGAAATTGATCGATCGGAGCGACGACGCTTCGCGGCTGCAGCCAAGGAGCCGAGCGTTTCACAGAAGGAACCTATTTGGTCTGTCGTACTCAAAAACAAACGAGCTTCCATGGATGGGATTAACCTTCAGTCCGATGGCTGGTCCTACCGCTATGACCTCTCCGATATCGACCAGGACGTCTACGAGGTCATAGCCAAGACGCAAGCCGTGAGGGAACTATGAGAATAAGCCTAGGAGTCTGCCCACTGAACTTCAACCATCAGATCACCCAGGTCCACGCATCCAGGGAAGGCTACGAGGAGTTCTGCGCTCAGTGCCGATACTGGCACGTGAAGATCGATCTGAAGCCCGTCCGAGCCGAGCTGAGAGAGTTGGGACTCGATCCGGACGAAGAGGGAATGTTAGGAAAAGGACCGCAGAGGGACTGTTAGGGAAACAGAGGGAGTGTTGATGTGAGTGACGAGCCATGCGCGCCAAGGTCTGTAGTGAGTGTGGAAGGAAATCAGCCTTTGCCATCTGCGCTGAATGCTCCGGGAGGTACGTCGGCTCGACTCCCAGGTTGTCAGTCGGCCATCAAGGTCAATACGGATATCGGCTCACAAAAGGATTCGTCCTGATGCACTTCGAAGACGATGAGTACGTTTCGATCCGAGATCGTGGCGTTCTGTTGGCGCACGTAGGCGATGGGTGGGTGATCGAGGGAGCCGAGACCCCGTGGCCGAGTAGATGGTGGAGGGACAGACACAGTGACGAGGATGGGGAATGTTAGATGCGGGACATGCTGACCCAGGCCCCTTCCGACAGAACGGTGAGCGCGTCCGGGAGCAGCCCAAAATGACCAAGGAAGAGGTCCGCGTCATGCTCAAGGCTCTGTTCCAATTCACCGATGAGGCCACGGTCGATATCGTGTGGGAGGAGATGGAAGTGATCAGGAAGAAGAAGGACGAAGGGGAATGTTAGAGTGAGGAACCTTGTGGATAGAGGGTCTTTTTATACAGAAATGGCTGCATATTTATGATGGAGGGAAAGGGCCAGAATGGTGTGGGATAATTTACGGGCCTATCTAAAAACTTTAACCAAATAGCTTTCACCCTACTGTAAATGCACAAGGGTGCTTGGTGTTTCATTAAAGTTTTAATTTGACGTTGAAAATAATCGGCCTGTAACTGGTGGTGGCGTTTCATCTCGCTAAACCACCTTTCACCACTTCACCGGACCTTTCACCAAATTAGACCATGAAAACAATCGACTTACAGGATGGTGAAAGGTACCCCCCCTTTTCTCTATTAAGTTCTGTAGGAGAGATTAATTAAATAATAAAAGGAAATGTATAAAGGAGTTTGCACCTACCCCTTGCACACGACACTTTTATGACTCTTAACTCTTTAGAATCAACGTCTAAAAATGGTGAAAGCTCTTTCCGGGACCTTTCACCACTTTTGCCCTGTTTTCTCTTAACGCTATGAATCAAGAGGACTTCACTGATTTCTTTACAAAACTACTCGTCGAAACCGACAAAATTGAAGAATCCCCCGACCTCTTTTCTATGCATAAATCCAACCCCCCCGACCAGCCGAATGACTCGCCCACTTCGGCGCCAACCTCAGACCAGGACCAATCACCCACTAGTGGGTCGCCATCACAGGACCAGGCCGAACCACCCTTCGAGGAAGCCGTTCCCCTCGAAGACGAACTCGCCAACCTCCTGGATGATATTGATTGAAACCTCTTAGGACGACCAACGACGCTGCGGCCCACATCTTCGTCGAGTGCTTCTGCCAGTATGAAGCTATCATCGAAGCTGATCCCGCCTTTCTCGTAGAGGATACCTCCCTCCAGGACTTCCTCTTTGACTTCCATACCGTTGCGTCCCGGGTCCTCTCCCCGGTCGAGCTCAAGCTGTTTACCATGAGAGTCAAGTACAGAAAGAAGCCGATTGATTGTCGCGACGAGCTGCTGCTCACCTGGAATGGCTATAGGCGCATGAAGAAGCGGATCCGCATCAAGCTCGGCCGCGGTCTCCTCCTCTACCGCCTCTGGCCCCTGGAGAAATACTTCAACGAGAACCACGAAAGAAAGGTAGCATTCTAGGCATGATAAGATCCTGGCTGACCCGCAAAATCTCAAAACTACTTTGGAGGATTCTGATGGTAGACGACCCCAAACCCGAACAGTCCCTTGTGAAGTCTGATCGATCGGACCAGCTCCACGACCAGCACGATGTTGACAGCCTCTCCCGGATGATGCTGGAGCAAAAAGAGAGCTTTGATCGCAACCTACTCGAGGAGAGGTTGTTCAGCAATAAACTGAAGAATTGGTTGGATCGGTATTCTCGCATGAACGCTGACCATCGGAGGATGGAGGATGGACTCATGCAGGAAGCTGCGGTCCTGCTGGGGAACCCACCGCGCCGACCAGCGGGTGAGGAGGAACCGGCTGCAGCCGAGGTTGTTGACGAGCCTCCAGAAGAGGCTGCATAATCCCAAAAGGGAATGTTAGAGAACCTTGAAGCTCTTAACGGTGGACGTATTCCTTGGTTGGGTCACCACCAGGACGACGACGACCCGTTTCAAGATTCCTGATCCAGCCTTCAGGCTCATCCATTGTTATGGGGTTGAACGCAGCGAAGCCAGCGACCGCTGACAACAGGTCGGCGTATCACCAGCCATCGTCAACGTAGCGTCCATCCGTCACGATGATCCTGTAACGGTCGAAGGTCAGTGGCATGATTTCATACCACCAACCCATCTGACCGTTGGACCCAGGCTTAACCGAGTTCTTCTTCAACGTCTTTTTCATACAGCACACACTCGCAGCCGATGAGCTGCCCTCCGCACTCTGGACATTCCTCAACGTCGCAGCCTGGGTGATGGTAGTGACCCTTCTTCGCTCCACAGTCATGGCAGCGGGGGTTGCCCTCTGCGAACGCTGCTCTCTCCTGCTCCTCACCGTATGGGATCGGATTCGCCATGCTGCCATCCTTCATCGGGATCTCAAACTTGCGACAACCATTCGATTCGTACATTCCCCGCTTACAGTCCTTGCACAGCGCACCGATCTCTTTGGATTGCCACTGTTTGATCTGCTCCTCTGAGATCCTCCAACCCTCCTTCGGCAACCCTACAATGAACTTCTCCTTGAACTGCTGGTGGAAGAGGACCGCCGACGATGGAACCTCAAGCGCACGGCCTGTCCGTGCATACGCCTGGACTTCCTTCGGCTTCTCACCATAGAAGTCGGTCAGGATAGCCAGAGCCAGATCCGCAGGACCGCTGCCACCATACCCCCACTCGAACCCGTCCGGTGAGTGGTACGAAACATGGGGCAACGGTTTGAACCATGTACTATGCTCCTCCTTCACATGAACAAAAATAGAGTTGTCTCGCCTTCGACCTTGGTAGAATTTTCCTTTCATTTTCCCTCCAGTAGTGGTTGCTTGGTTTGCTTCTTGACCTTCTTGCCCTTGTCTCGTTTCACCACAGCTTCGACCATCTTGTAGTCGATATCGTAGAGCTTGCACGCATCAGTGTAGGTTGAACTCAAGTGTCCTTCCCAATCCCGATCACCACTCCGCTGCACCAGCATTTCGGCAATCAGGCTTCGTCGCTCGGCCCCGCTAGCTGCCTCCAGGTGACGGACCAGGGCCTTCCCGTAATCAACCCCTCCCCACTTGCGTTCGCACTTGGTAATGTCAATCTCTCGTCGCTTGACGAGGACCGCAGTTTGGTCGTGGTTGCAGATACCATCAATAATGGCCTTAGCGAGAAAGAGCCAGTAGTCGTCGGTGGCAATCAACTTCTTGGCCTTCTCAGCGACCAGGACCAGGACTTCCTTGAAAGCCTTGGTCTGAATAGCCTTCTTTTCCCTGTCCTTCTTACCTTTGAGATTCTCCTTCTCCTTGTTGGACTCAGCCTCCCGCGCCCACTTGAATTTCTTACGAAGAACCTCATCGGCCTCCGATCTTTTCACGGTAGGGACCAAGCCACCAGAGGTTTCAATGAGTGTGATCTCAGGAGTTTTCTTGCCGAGCAGTTCCGCGTAGGTACGGGACTTGCCATCCTCCCAATTCCGTGTCGAGAGGGGGACCAGGGTGCTGTTGCGCTTCACTTCGTTGTACTGGATATGCTTCGCAGCATCCTTACCCGACAGGACGTTCTTTCCCTGGGCCTCAGCTTTATGCACCAGGACCAGCTTTTGGGCTTCCTCCTTGGTCCGGAAGCATCCAGGGTCCGTGCATACGTCTGCACTCGTGTTCGGGTAGAGATCCTTCTGGTTCCCGGTGCGCTTGGGACAGGTTGTGCAGGGTCCAGCTTCGGTCAGCTTCGCATCCTGCTGTGAGAACAGAGATCCCTTGAGTCGGATCATAAAGTGTTCTTCGATGTGGTCTTTGGCTTCTCGAAAGCTCATCGTTTCGTCGCCCCACTGTCCCTCTACAATCTCCTCGATGGCTTTCCCTTGATTGACCTCACCAGGGATACGGGCTACCAGCAGGGCTATGGAGTTAGAGATCACTTCCTCCTCCATTGCCTTCTGGCCCATCTCGCACAAGTTCGCCAGCTTCAGCCGACCATAAATGTAGGCTTTGCTCTTGCCGATCTTCTCGGCCAGCCCTTCGGCGGTGTACTCCAGCTTGTCGATCATGTACTGATACCCCTTGGCCTCCTCGATAGCCCGGAGATCCTCGCGCATGAGGTTCTCGATGAACTGAAGTTCAACGGCCTCTTTGTCGGTCAGCTCTCTACTGATCGTGGGTATGGTCTTGACCTTGGCTTGCTTGCTGGCCCGGAACCTACGCTCCCCGACGACCAGCTCAAACTTCTTGCCCTTGGGCCTGACCAGGATCGGTTGCAGCACTCCGTGAGTCTTGATGCTCCCGGCCAGCTCCGAGAGCTGCTCCGGGTCGAAGTGTTTGCGCGGATTCGTCTTGGAGACTGTGATGCTCTCCAACGGTAGGTTGATTACGTTGTTCATTCCCTATCCTTTCTGTAACTTGTCACACTCTAACATTCCCCTGGTGAACCACTCACCATTAAAAGTATTTAATCACATACCCCCTGTCAGTCGTCTGTAGACAACTGTTTTGGACACTCCTAACTTCTTGCCAATCTCCCTCCAGGACCGCCCCTCCTTCCTCATCAGGATCGCTTCATTCACATCGAATCGAGTCTCCCGCCGGCCGAGTTGAATCCCTTTCCGTTTCGCGTTCTCCAGGCCAGCCTTCACTCGCTCACGGATCAGCTCTCGCTCAAACTCAGCCATCACCGCAATCATGCTGAACAGGGCTTTCCCTGCTGGTGTCGATGTGTCCACGGCCTCCTGGTGGGACACGAAGTCAATGCCCAGGTGGTCGAACTCTGCCAGGGCTGTAATCAGGTGCTTGAGGCTCCTGGCGAACCGATCAAACTTCCAGACCATCACCACATCAAACTTCCTGCGCTTCGCGTCTGCCATCAGCTTGTTCAGTTCGGCCCGAGACTCCTTCGATCCACTCACACCCCGGTCAATGTACTCGGTCACGATCTCCCACTTGTGTCGCTGCGCCAGCTCCCGGAGGTCACTCATCTGCATCCCTTCATCCTGGCGAAGCGTGGACACCCTGGCGTAAATCGCGGCCCGTTTCATATCCCGCAGCTCCTTCCACTTATCACTACCGCTGCTGCAAAGCAGAAGCATAGCCACACAGCTCTCTTGACCATCCAAAAGCCTGTGATAGTGGAACCTTCGTGGTACAACTTGACCTTCCTCTGCCTTTGAACGTCCAGCCAGTAGGGTAGGAACACATCTTCCTTCTTCGGCTTCAGCTTCTTCTTCGGCTTCTTCTCTCCATCAAGATAAACGGGCATCAATCACTCTCCTTTAGACTGGACAAGGGGTTGTTATGTGCATCTGACCACAGTCGGAACACGGCTCACACTCGTCGTGCTTATCCCAACAAATGTCACAGAAATAGAGTCCACAGCAATGGCACAGGTTGTGGTCGTCGGCTACCGTTATCGGCCCTTTGCAGGGACCAGCACAGTTCTTCATTTCTTCAGGCAGCTCCGGTCTGTCGTCCAGCTTCTCGCCCTTCTCAATGATTCGCTTCGCTCGATCCAGGATGAGGTAATACTCCCGGATACGCTGCATCACTCCCTTGGGTATCAGCTCACCGTTTGGCCCGATCTCGACGAAGGGATAACCATCCCATGAAGCTCCCATGTGGAAAAACGTCTTGCCATCACAGGCCATCACCGCTGGTCCGTACCCTCCCCCTGTTCCACTGGAGCCAGTGAAGGGAATCCCCGCTTCGGCCAGCTCCTCCAGGTCGGTCAGACCCCCATAGTTGATCTCGTCGATTTGCCCTGTCATCCAGGTTTTCTCATCGTCGATGATCTCGCTAAAGGGATGATCCTCTGGATCTTCGGGAAGCCCATACGATACCCCACCGAACTGTTCAGTGATTTTCTTCAGGTCGCTCTTGCGACAACTGACTTGCAACCAACATCTGTCACCCATGTTTGACCTCCTCAATCCCTGCGTTAATGACAACATCAGACGCTTCCTCCGTTGTGAAAACGTCCTCCTTGGCAATGCCACCCACATCAACTGCCCAATCTTGTAACTTGTCGATCAGGAGAATGACTCCCCACAGCAGCGAAGCAGAGTTGCCCTTCGAGTCTTCCTGCTCGTTTGCGAGCCTCACCAACTCAGTCTTTTGGTCCCGCAGCCGGGGCCAGTGGATTCCATCCACGATAGTCTTCAATCCTCCGTTCATATTTCCTCCAGTCCAATGCGGTCGGTATTGAGTGGGCTGCAACAACCAGCTCCAAAAGCAGGAGCCACATCAGCTCCCGGCTGCTGCTCGATGTACTCATAGATCCCACAGCTATACCGCCCTGGTTTGTCTCCGATCAGGTGAGCGCACTGGCTCCTCTCCTCATCCCATTCACCGAATGGACACGGGGCTTGCTTGCAGCAATAACCTGATCGCACACATCGTTTCATAGAGCCATTACGCCCACCCTCCAAGGTGAGCGTATCGCCCTACCAATACTTCTGGTTGTCTGGTGGGTCTGACTCTGCTGCTGCTTCCGCTGCTGCTTCCGCTTGCTCGGAGTCCTCAACCTCTGCGCGTTCCTCCCTGGTGAACTCCTCCTTCCCGTTCAACACCTGTTCAACTGGTGATGGCGTATCACCGTTGGTGCGCTCCAACCGAAACATCTTCATGGCATCCATGCCCGTACCCTTCTTCTGGACCGACACCGTTCCATTGGCCTTCAGTCGGTCCAGTGTTGCCCGGATCGCGCCCTTGCGGTTCTTGCCTTTGTACGGCCAGCCTGACTTCTCCAGGTCCGTGTCAATCTCCTCTAGCGTCAACGGTGATGGGCTGCGCTTCAAGGTGTCAATGACAGCCTGGGAAGTCCTGGCTCGGCTCTGTGGTCCTGGCTGTTTGGAAGTGGTCGGTAGTGCCTCCAATCGGGTCGTCGTCGTCGTGGCCTTCTCTGGATGCTTCGCCCGGTAAGCAGCTCGCGCCTTTACGTTGCGCTTCTTCTTCTCTGCGGTCGTTACTGGCTTCCTGCCCTTTCTCCTGGGCTTCGTCCTGGGCTTGGTCGTCGCCTGGATCTCGATTGATCCGACCTGACGCCGAACCCGCTCAAAGTCTTCCAGGGCTTCGACGGCCTTGACTACTTCCTCTCGCAGTTCGATCTCCTGTCGAATCAGTTTCAACATGGTCTTAAACATGGTCCCTTCCTTTCCACTCGTTACTGACTAATCACCTTGACTAGCCACAACGCCCACCCTCCAAGGTGAGCGCGGTTGCTATTCAACTCCTGGCAGACTCGGGGCTGCTGTTGGGTAATTGTCGGCTAACTCCTGGAGCGCGTCCTCTGGCTCCTGCTCCTCCTCTGCTTCCTGCTGCTGCTGCTCATGCTGCCGTTTCGCTTCCTTCAACGCTGCTTCTTCTTCTGCCTCTCGCGCTGCCTTCTCATCCGCTTCGATCTGCTCCTCAGTCTTGAATCGGAAGTCGTCAGCATCCTCACCGTGCATCGGCATGATTAAGGCTCTCAGCTTCTGGCCTGTCTCGTTCTTCGCATGAACCGATATGGGACTGTTGCCCTTCTTGAGATCGTTGTCGTAGACCTCAAACAGTAAACAGGACTCCTGCCTCTTGGTCCCCTTGAAGTCTCGTATCACTTTCAGCAATTCATTCAGGAGATATGCGTCCAGGAAGAAAGCTGCCAGGGGTTCCTGTTTGGGCCTCACAGCATCCAGGTCCGGGAAGTTACCGTTGGGACCGTGCGCCCTGAAGATCCTGCTGCTGTCCAGATCCGTCACCGCAATAACTGAATCGTCACCGTCTGCTCCCACCATTGCGTTCTGCAAAACTGGCAGATGCCCGTTCTTTGGTAGTGCCTTGAAGATCCCATCGGCTGTCTCTTTCGAGATCCGAATCTCCTCCACATCGTCGTCCACCGGACTGATTGCTTTCATGCCTGCCACCTCCGATGGGAACATGGTTGGATCGTCACCGTTGGTCTGGACCTCCACGGCTATCCATCCATTCGTGGCCTGGGCAACGCGCTTGGTGATCTTCATTTGATCCAGGTGGTAGTGGCCCTGCTCCCCTGTCATGCAATGCCTGATTGCGAAAACTGCTCTGTGTAGTAAATTCATTTTCCCTCCTTGGTTAACCGTTTACTTGAAGTCTGTCTGCTCCCAATGAGCTGTGCTTTGCCTTGAAGTCAGGTTCGTGCTTTATAGCCAACGGACCATGACCGATCCCACTCACGATCTCCGTACCACAACCAGGGCATTTGTATTGATCCCCGGCCCAAACCCTGTACGGCTGCCAGCGGTCCTTCTCAGCGATTCCTGGGGTAGTCCCACGGATAGCTGGACTCCCCTCAGTGAAGTAGTAATCGTTCTTGATAACCTTGAAGAATCGTTGACACGGAATACAAATTGGCTTCATCGGTTCCCTCCTCTGCTGCACTCACAATCCTCCGGGGTCTCACCGCAGAATCGGCAGCGGTTGACTGCTGGCAGCTTGCTCTGGTTAAAGATGTAGTCGTACCTCTCGCACTCGTCACACCCACACTCGCCCATCGTTGGGTGGGTTCCATGTGGTCGTCCGTTATCTAGGATCTCCTGCGCTTCCTTGTAATCTCCCGGCAGTCGTTTCTCGTAGTCCTCCACCAAGTCTCGCAGCACTTGAGGTATGTCGGTTTTGTCCACGATCTCACTGTCGTTCAGGAAGGTCTGGATCATCCCATCCAGTTCGTCATACAGGTTCTCAATTTCAAGATCCCACGGCCTGTTTCCGGGGATCATTCCCACTGTCACTCCTGGTGGCAAATTGCTCATTCTTCCTCCTTGAAAATGGTTCCAGTTCCAATGTAGGCACTCCCGCAGCGTAGCCCCCTGGCATCAAAAAGATGGCGGTCCTCCAGGATGGGCCTTTGGTTCAGCTTCTCGGCCAGCTCCTCCAGGATGCGCGATACCTCCAGGGCTTCCATTCCTTCCTCACCCTTGAAGGCTTTGCTGTCAGTCTCGATCTTGATCTTGTAAATCAAAAGAACCTCCTCCTGTTCGCCTGGATCTCTGCTTGTTCACACTTCTGCTCCACCATCACAAGGTAGCGGTGTAGCTCCAGCATTGTGTCGGCAACGTCCCGCAGCAGCACTTCAGTCAACGCTGGAGTCATACCCTCACCGACTCCCAAAAACCCCTTGGTTTCACCATCCTTCAGATTCATCAGGGTGTGTCTCAGCTTGGAGATTTTCCCTTGGGCTATCTGTGCTTGTCGCATCATCAGTCGTCCTCCATTCCTGCTTCAAAGTATGTTTCAGGTCCGTAGCTCAACAGATACTCGCGCCTGTTCTCCCGGTAGGTGTTCATGGGATTCTCCCAGGCTGCTGGCTCTGGCTCCTCTCCCTCAAACTCAAAGTCGTCGTCGTGCATGATGGCGTTCAGGATCTCGAACACCCTGGTATCCGTTGTGCCAATGGCATCGGTGTACTGACAAGCGTAGTAGCTCACCCAATGGTCAACGATCTCGCTCGGCTGCTCCCCCGCAAATCGGGCTATGTCCTGCAACTGTGTGTCGTGTTGCAAGTCCTCCAGCAAATTCCTTTCATCTGGTTTTAGAATCATTCCCTATCCTTCCTTTCACCACGAAAAATTGGTTCTTGGATGCCTCACTTTCACTTGCCAGTGTCCATTCGTTTTCTCTCGCTCACAGTCTCGCAGCTTGCCCTCTGGATCTTTCAACACCAGCCCTTCGTCCTCTGGCCTGTGCATACCCTTGAAGATATGTGACAGGCTCCCTAGCTTCGTCTTAGCCAGCCACACATCTTCGTTTGCCAGCCAGTGCGACTCGCTCTCTGC